CTTCTATTATCAATAAGGATCCATGCTATTAATGAAAAGAGTGAAAGTTGTGGGCTACCATATAGCAATAAGTATTTAACCTATCACTTACACTCTTGTAATCAAATTTTAATTTGAGTTGGAAGTAGGAACGGTAAATTTATCCAAAAGTTTCATAACTTTTTGATAACCTTCCTCTGCATTCAATATTTCACGAATGCGTTCATCAGGCATATATGAAGTTAAAGGAAATTCTTTCTTGCATATATTGTACAATTGATCACGAAACTTTGGACTATGAATAAACCCTTCTATTTGTGCTGCAATCGCTTTACCTGACATAACTACGTCTAAATCTTTCTTCTTGTCGTACCATCCTAAACTATTCAAAATTGTTTCAACGGATAGAGGACACATAATTTTATCCATACTCTTGTCGTAAACGAAATTACGTTTTAAAAATACCATGTTAGAAAAAGAAACAAAAGGCTCAGTTATAGGGTTCTTACACCCATCTGTACATTCCATACCTAAATCAGTAGCTATATCTTTCATAGTTATGGCATTAAAATATTGAGTATAACCTTTGGGTGCTCCACAAGCTTTATCATCTCCCATGGCCCAATCACACAACTTCATAAAATCCTCTACTGTGGGAATTTTCCCATCTTTCTTCATAGCTCTGTACAAGCACATAGCTGACAAACATTTGTTTATTAAAGAATTAAATAAGGCAGTGACCCAAGTTCCTGATGGTAAAGAATGAGTGGTAGTGTATAAAGCATCTCCTACTAATACATATCCTCGTACTATACTATCTAAAATTACCCTTAACATAGCTTTATGTTTTCCTCGGTATCGAGCAAATACAGTATCTCCCACTAAATCTTGCAATAAAGGATGTACTTTACCGTCCCATTTTCCAAAATCGATATCAAAAACTCCCTCACATTGTGCCAACTGATGATATAATCTATCCCAATCCTTATATGGATTAAGGCCTATTGCAACTCCGTTTGTCCACATATTCTTTCTTATATGTTTCATCAAATTTCCTAAGCATAACTTAGTACCTACTATATGTTGAACAGGTAAAACCCTAAAAGTTCGTGGAATATTCACTTTCTTTTGTGTTCTTAACTCATCCTTAAATGTTTCTCTAGCAACAATATGACGAATATTTAAATTATCAGTTTCACATTCTAGCTCAAACTCATTCATGGTTTTGACAAATTTTTCACTTATAGTTTTATTTTCAAAATCAAATAAATCTTCTTTTCGTTCTTTCCATCCATATCCATTACTGGAATCAGGATTTAATCTCTCTAATTCGTCATCTCCAAATATAGCT